ATTGAGTGTATTAACACCTAAACATAAATTCAAACAAGATGATGTTTTTAGTATTATTTTGAAGGATGACGAAAATCGTTCTACAATAAATTCAGTAGATAAACAAAGAATGGCATCTATTTCAATTTTCAGAAATACATTTGAGGAAATGATTGACAAAATATTAGCTATGCGATTGACAACTGCCGGCGTAACTGCAAGTAGTCATTCAATAGTCAATAATAGTTCTTATGGTAGTACAATCAATCCAAATAAGTATGGAAAGTTGACGGTAACAGGAACAGGTGGTGGGTTATTCAATACAATAAATAGTAATGCAAATAATATTGTATGGGACCCGAATACTAATTTACCAAGTTCAATGTTAGTAGCAATAAAAGATTTACAAAAACAAATTGATGATTTAAAAGATAAGAATGCTAACAATAAATAATCTAGATAAAATAATGAGATACCCAATAAATAATACCTTTCATGTGAGATGTATGATATGTGGGCATATGGTATATCATATTTCATTAACGGATGTCAATAACGGACAACATAGAGACTTAAAACTTAATCGTGTTAAAGGTAGACGAGGTAAATATACAATATCACATGGTAACTATTCTTTGTATTTGAAATTTTCAGACATACAAAACATAGATACCTTTTGTGCACAAATAAAAAGATTGATATGCTAATACTTAAAAACATAGAAAAAATTAATGGGTATTCCTTAAATGTAAAAGGCAAAGGATGGTATTTCAAAGGTTGGGATAATACTACCAGTGAGGTTACACATTTTTCAATAAGAGAGGTAGCACCACCACATTTGCTAAGAAAAAATATAACCCTACATAAAAAGGGGCGTTTGAGTACGGATTACATTCAAAATATGAGTTGTTATATTTATGGAATTGAAATTGATGGATTACTATTTTATTATACAAAAGAAAGGTTAAACACACCCGAAAAATTTAGGGATGCAATTGAGCGAATATTAAATGCAATATAAATGTTGACAATAAAGAATCAATATAAATTAGTAGCAGAAACCATTGTAGTATCTAAAAACGGAGCAAACCAACATTGGATAGTGGATGATGTAGCTGAAATGCCTGGTGTGTATGATATTGTAGTATTAAGAAAGCTGGGCATCTTTGATACAATATTTCGTATAATAAGAATAAACAAAGAAAAAAATGAATTGGGGATGTATTCGGTTCAAATTATACAAGAGGGATTAGTAATAGATAAGGACCAGATACGATTAAGTAATATAAAAACGGCAGATGGGATGTTGAATGAATTGAAAACAATAATGGAATTAATATAATATGCTAACAATAAAAAACATACAAACTATAATAGGTGAAACTTACAACGAAGTATTTAATGTTATTGTAGTTAAAGAGGAAAAATCGTATTATGAATTTACATTAGGATATGCGACAGTTGGCAAACCGAATTACGAAACGATATTACTACATAGACAACAAACGGACAACGGAATGTATGTTATGGAATACAATAGTAAAACCATTTGGTTAAACAAAGATGAGTTTGACACAATAGATAAAATTATCATTTGCATGCAGACTATCTAATTTGGTAAAGTGAAAAATATTTCGTATATTGTAGTATGGAAAACAAAATCAAATATGCACAATACATTCTACATTGTTAAATGAGGATGGTATGTGTAATAAATGTTTAGAACAATCAAATAAATAAAAATAATATGAAAAAAATTAATTGGTCAAATGTATTAGAGTTTATTGCAAAGACAATAGTAATAGGACTAACAATATTAGTAGGTGGATTTGCATTCTTTATGCTATTTAATATGTTTAAAGAGTTAATTCGTAATTGGTAATATGATAACAATAAAGAATTATAAATCATTAGAGGGTTGGGCACATCATTATAAAGATTTTAGAATAGGTGAAATAGGTGAAACGGCCGAAAATTATATTTTTAGAGTTGCATATAATAGTACACCATACACTTTAAAAATATTTAGAGAAGGGACAGAATCTGGTGAGTACGAAATGGTATTAAGGGATGGGGCAGATATAATACAATTCGGTCGGACATGGATAATGAAAGGTAGTGTATCAAAAAATAAAATACTAGATACATTGGAAAAACTTATAACACATCATAAACCAAAAGCACAGGGAATAAACAATCCGTTTTATTCAAATGGACCATTTTAAAAACAAAATATGAAAGTAGAATTAGGAATTAGTATATTCAGTAAAAGGGAAACAATGTTAGGATTACATCTGACTACCCATAATGGAGTTAATGTAAAGGATAGCCAATTACATAGTGAACGAGTAGTCGAATTTAGTATTGGGATAGTATTTGCTATATTAACAATTGGTTTCGTTACAATTGGCGACAAAATAGATACACCAAGTAATGTTATGAAGGCAATAGAAGCATTTGAAAACGAATTGGACAAATAATCAATAACAATTAAAACAAATAAAAATGAACAAGGTAAAAAGAAAACACAGGAAAGTAATGGGTATTCGTAAGGTAATGAGAATAGCTAGTAAAAGAAAATAGTATGATTACAATAAAGAACCTGAATAAGTTAAACCATAAAACATTAGGTTAATACGAAACCACAAACCACGAACCGAAGGGGCGGGGGTTGGGGGTGAGTCGTTTAAGGAAAATTTTTTGATAGTATGATAACAATAAAAAATATAGAAATAGATAACGGTCAGTTAGTATGGCAGCCGACGTGTGTAATATACAAAGGTAAAAGGTATGCAGCACCCGTCTACCTTACTACATTGCAGAGTATGGACTTAATAACCGACCTATTAAGAACGGGTGAGTGGAAAAACTAAAAACGATTTTGAAAAGTAAGATAAAATAAATTCAGCAAGGAATGAGTAAGTATTTAAGTAATAAAGGATTTAAAATAATAGAAGGTATCATATGGACAATGGCAGTAGTGGGTATGTTAGGGTTACTCATTGCTCTACATGAATTAAAAGGATTGAGTAAGGATATAAGAGAATATAAAACACAAATAAGAAAGTAAAATGATAACAAAGATAATAGTAATCGGTTTATACTACATACTGGTAATAGGATTGATAAGAGGTATTTTAAAGTTATTAAGTAAATAGTATATGCTAACAATCGAAACAAAAGATATAGTAGAGGGTATAACCTTTATATTAATGGTAGTGGGTATAATAGGATTGATATGTGTACTATATGAAGTGAATGAATTAAAAGGATTGAGTAAAGGTGCAAGTAATTTTAGAAGTATAGAATATCGAAAATAGAATATGATGTATAATAGAGATAAGAATAAGAATAAAACGAATTGGCGAGAACTAATGTATAAGATTAATTCCAACCCGATTATAGCAAAGATAATGGCAGAGAATAAAAAGACCGATAAGAATAAGATTGGAATGTATTATCAAACGATGTATAAAGATAAAGACTTTGATGCTGAGTGTTCATTCAATCGTATTCAATATAGAGTGGATAGTATATCAATCAATACCATATCAAAATAATAAAGATTAGGGGAATAAGTGGTAAAAAGTGTTAGTAAGTGGTAAAATCTGTCAAACAATTGAAGTGTGTCATTTTTAATTTAACATACAAACACTAAACAATAAACCAAGAGTGTAATAATAATCTGTCATAAAGAATGTTAATATCCCACCTATTTACACGCTTGGATTAAAAAAATTTATAGGGGATAAAAATCGAATACGGGTACTAACTGGATCGTGAATTACAGGCGAGTAACCCGGTCCAACACGCTTTATTTTTTTACTGATTTTATTTTTGTTATACCGGTCAAACCCACGCAATACAGGCCTGGTCTACCTCCTGTAAGATACGAAAAATATTTGAATTTACCAAGAGCCTTACCAGTATTGAATTGCGTCAAACAAAATAAATGTTTCGTTAGAAATTATTTAAATAAGCTACGGACCGATATAGAAATTCTCTAATGCGTAACTGATTGATACTGAATTGGTTGGCGTAATGTGTTGAAAATCAATGAGTTACGTCCCAAAAATTCTTGATTGAGTATCAACGAGTTACATATATGTTTTTTTGTTATAAGCGTAACTCATTGATTGTCAATAAACTTTCTTTTCAAAACATTTGGCCAGATTAAAAAAAAGTTGTATCTTAGACCTGTAAGGGTCAAAAAGATAGAAAATATATAAAAATTTAATAATATGAGTAAGTTCAATTTAGAGTTCAAAGAGTCAGTTAAAACGGGTTCAAATCGTTTATCAAGCATTATTGATAATCCGTATAAGAATTTTGCCGCGAGTAAAATGAGTAATGGTCGTAAAACTATGTGTATAGTTGAGTATACCGACTTTATGGGTAAAAAACATAGAATCGTATGTAATAACCGAAAACAAATGAGTGAAGCTCAAGCGTTTTTAAGTATCTTTAAACAGGAAACTGCTACCTTAAAAAGTATCGTTTCACAATATCCTATCAAATTAGGCCGTATTGAGAAAAAGTTTCTTAAAGAATTAAGAAGTGAATTGAATCCGTTAGGGTTTAGTAACAAATTAATTAACGAAATTGCTGGTTGGTAATAACCGGCAATTTTCATTTCAAATCATTAAAAATAAAACAAAATAATATGTATAACGAAAACGAAATAACACTAACAATGACTAAGAAACAATTAAAGTCCGTTGTTCAATTAATGGGTATCGCATTGGAAACCGATTGTAAACCAATGAATGATATGAGTAACAAAAAATTAGAAAACCTATCAATACTATATCAAGTGTTAAAGGATATGTCAAAACAAGCAAAATAATATGATAACAATAGGAGAAACAATAGTAATCGCAGTGGTATCAATTTTAGGATATACACTAATCAAAACAATAGTACAAACCATTAAAAGTAAGTAATATGAAAAGTAAGTTAAACATAAAGAGTAATTACTCAGTCAAAAAAGTTAATAGAGTATTGAGAATGAAGGATAATGAATTCGAGCCGGCTACATACGAAATATACAAAGTAACCGGTCCTAATAAATTCCAAAAGTATTTCGCCAATAGGAAAGATGCTTACGCATACATAACCGACTGGACTAATACAAAAATGAGTCCGATTGAAGTAGGTAATTTAGTAAGTGAAATTAAAAGATTAAAATAGAATGAGAAAAAAGAGAAACGATAGAAACCACGTATTGTACGAAATAGTAAACACTAGCAATGGTAAAAGTTATTTAGGTATCACCGCGGCAATTGGTAGACGTTTCCACTACTCTGCTAAATTGAGGTTACAAAAACATTTCAGTAGAGCTCGTAAAGAAAACAAACAATGGGCGTTGTATATTGATATGCGAGAGAATGACCAAGAAGTATACGAGTTGTTTATTGTGGATATAGTGAGAGGTAAAGCACTAGCACATAAAATTGAAACGCAATTGTTAAAAGAATTTAAATACGAATTAAATTCAACACACTAAAAGATAGTATATGAGTAAAGTAAAAGTAAAAGAAATTAAGTTAGGTAAAAGAGGTTTTAAAGCCGTAGTAAAGAATAAGAAACTGAACTTTGGTGACGGTAAGCACATATATGAAGTGATTGAGTTATCCGGTCCTAAAATGGACAAGCCTCGTATGTTTGTGGACGAAGAGTCAGTACGCAAATATGTGAGTGAAATGGAATCAGGCAACAAAATGATTAAGCTTGAAACATCCCTAATCAAAAACCTAGTATCTAAACGTGAGAAAAAAGACGCAGTTGCTTCAAAGGAATTGAGTGAAATGATACCGGCGCTTGAAGAGATTGTGCCGGCTATGATGCGTGACAACATGGCGACTAGACCAGAAGATACTGATAAATAATTAAACAATAAAAACCTTGTGGTGTATTAGGTTAACCCATTTCGATTATGAAAAATATTATACTATTTACAAACCAGTATGAAGGGCATATTCCATACGATAGTAAATCTAAAAAGTTTAGATTCTACATTGACAATCCTTTCAAAGAATGTGAAGGTGCTATGGCAACCATTTTACCAACGACTGGAAGGATTAAAACGCATGGTGGCGTTAAGCATGTTACTATGGCATATGGATATGGTATTAAGCTTAAACAGGATTCTAATGGATTCTATTATGAATTTCAAAGATTAAAAACACACCTGTTAAGTGAATACTTTGCTCATACCGGTAAACGATATGTTGATAAGGATTTGAATCCAATCGGTTCAGCAAAAGGTCTGCGTTATCAATACGAAGATAATTTCTTAAAGTAAAGTGATTGCCGGCGTGGGGTACATATTCATAATGGTTACCTCACTGCCGGCCCTTATTAAAATAGATTTGGTAATATAAAAAATTAGTCGTATATTGTATATACAAACAACGACATAAAGATACAAGCGAAGCTAAGGTAAAAGGGACCCGCCTTAATGGAGCTTGAACAATTAATAACTTAAAGGGAACCAAAAAATAATATGGCTAAGAAAATTAGTACAAAAGTGAATTATCAAGTAACAGAGTTAGTAAACAACTTAAACGAAGCAGCGACTACTCAAAGCGAGCAAAAGCGTGATTTCTTTACGACTAGAGCGTTATACAACGCAAAGCGTTTATCAACTATCTTATCAACGGCTAAAGTAGGTGCTATGGCATTAATTCTTTCAGTAGGTATGGTAGCGTGTGGAACCGGTGCTTCAAACGAAGTGAAAGCTGATTCAACTGCAACTGATTCTACAATTGTAGATACAACAGCAGTTGCTCCAGTAGCAGATACAACTGCGACTAAGTAATTATAGCGGAGTTAAGGAAAGTGAGGGTTCGATTCCCTCACTTCGCTCAATGATATCGAAAGGCATCTTGGTTACTTACTCAATTGGTTATTCTCCGATTTACTTTACAACAAAAGCCCGATATTAATATAGGGGTAGTGTCCAAGAACGCTATCCCTTTTTTTATAACTAAAACTAATGTGAATGATTTATTTAAGCACCCCGATATCGAGACTGGGTAGACAGCCAACATTCCGTATCGCTAATATGGCATTGCACTGGTGCGAGCGTGAACTTGGAGTGAACAATAGGAAAAAATACAAACCTGTATGGTCCATTCGTAAAGGATATGAGCCGGACCTATGTGGTGAGTACGACGATGAAGATAATGAAGTGCATGTGTATTGGGACAATTGTGATACAGTCAGAGAACTTATTCAAACCTGCATACACGAATGGACACATCAATTACAACCAATTAGAACAAAATACTTTAAATACCCTGGTACATATAGTAGAAATCCGTATGAACGGGCTGCTAGATACGCTGAAAAGAAACATACATCTGCCTGTTGGGCACACATAAAGAAACATTTAAACAAAAACAAACATGGATTACGCAATAAGTAAATTGAAGCACGACGAAGTAGTATTAATGAAAAAGATTAAAGGGTTGCAAGACGGTAAACCTAAATGGGCAGCATCAAAACAATTGGATGAGCTCCGTACCGCGTTACGACTGTTAGAACGATACAATGAAATGGTTGCTACGGACGAGGCTGAGCAGGACGAGTACTTAAAGGAAGTATTTGAAATGAACCCACCCAAAGCAAAGGCCTAATTCGGACAATCTTAATAAAAATAAAATCAGCAAGGATATGGACGTACATAGTATAGTCAATGTAGATATAGATACATATGATAGTATAGAGAGAGAACGAAGTGAAACAATGCATTTAAAAGCATTTAAAGACTGGTGTAAGGAATTAAACATAGGTAGTAGAGTAGAGAAGCTTAATGATAGTAAGCATAGAGCAAGTGAATTAATGAATCAATATCAAGACTACTATCCTAAATGGGTACAAAGAATGTATAACTAAGCTCACTTATATAGAGTGATGAAACCGCAATGAGTAAAATCGTTGCGGTATTTTCATGCCCTTTTTTTTCCACATTTTATTCGTTTCCTCGATAGTTATAAAGAGACGAAAAGCATTAAAAGCTTAAATAAAGACTGGAACGAGAGACACTGAATATCGTGTAGCTAGATAAAAGTGAGTCACTAAAAAACCGGTCGGACTCCCTTGCATACCGGGGGGACTTTTTTTCCCTATACGAGTTATTTTGATATAGTATGTGACATACTAACTACCCTTTTAACTGAATTTTATTTGTTTAAGGATTTTTTAATTGATATTTATTACTACGATATCGGAATAGGTTGACATATTTTCTAACTTAAACAAAACGAAAATGGCAGTATTAGATTTCGTATTTTCATTACAATTCGTAGTGGGAGCAGTAGTAGGATGGTTGGTAATACCACATCTTATTAAATTCGGAAAGAAGTTTATTAAGGTATAAACAGAGACCCTCACTTTATAGTGGGGGTTTTTTATTTTGTAAGATATTTATTAGTATGATAAAATTAATTGATTTATTAAAAGAGGGACCTTATTCGTACACTTTTACGAATAGAAATCATTTATTCCCAACCAATTCAGGAGAATCGGCAATGTTTGGTATAGTAATATCACACCCAAAGGGTATTTCCGAAGATGAAGCAAGAGAAATTATATCTTTATATGATAAGGATGATAAGGAATCCGATTTAAAATACTACCCATCAACTAAAAAGGTAGTAGGTAAAGTAGGAGCATTTCGATTCTTTATGCCAGGAAAAGTATCAACGGCAAATGTAAGTATGAAACCATCGTTAGATAAAGCGAGATTAAAAGCAGGATTAGATAAAATCAAAGCGGGTTTAGAAATTACAAAGAAAACAATACATAAGTAATGAGAATAGAGAGACAGATGAGGTTAAAGGAATTAATGGTTAAAATGTTCGAAGGGTATTGTGAAAGAATCCCTGGAGAGAACGACGAAGATTTCTTAACCAGATGTGGTAACGCGGGATTCGATAGAACCGATAGGGATAAGATGAATCAAAAGAACGGAACATTTGTTAGACCATTAGTTAGAGAAAAAAAGAAATAAGAATGTTAAAAGAGCATGTATATATTGAATCGGCAGATGAATTTGGTTGTTCAGTAGGAGTGGCTCACATCACAGGTTATAAAAGAAAGGAAGAACATATAACGGAATACTCAAAAGAAGATTATAAGAACTTATCGGACGAGTTAGAGATTAACGATATTATAAACACGGCAATAGATAGGGGTGAATACCAATCCTTAATGAGAGGGGTTCTTAAAAGTGAAAAGGACGGTAGAAAACTAAAACCTCTCACTATATATAAAAAACAATTGAACAATGGCATCGGTAAAGTTTTCAAATCACCCAGAAAGGTATTCTAAAAAAGATGGTAATTGGGTTATAAACGCAAGTACGGGTTCATACATAACCGAACCTTATATATTCTCTGCTAACGAAAAGAAAATAGATTTTCTACCCATATTAAACAATGAGGTATTAGTTATTGTAAAGATACAAGAAAAATATCTTTGCTCACCTCTCACACTACAAGATTTAAAAGATAATTCGGAGGAAAACCCACACTGGTGGTACGATGTTCGACATGCCGTTCCAACTCCATCCACATCAGGTTCAGTAAACATAGGAGGAACTATCCCTATTATAGAATTAGATATGGAAACTATAATGGAATTAGCGGATATAGAAACAGAACTTATACCTTATGCGGGAGTAAAGGATGTAACATGGGTATTTGAAGGAGATTCGGTATTAACTCCTAAACTAATAGACCAATTAAATTATTGTTTAACTAATGTAACCAAAAGACCGGCAGATGAATGGCAACTATGGGACCTAAATCTTTCCGCCGACTACTCTATCAATCAACTTAAAATAGAAGCTCCAACAACGGAAGGAGCATCGATTGATAAAGAAAAACTGGCTAATAACCTAATGGAGATAAATAAAAGAATCAAAGGATTAAGAACGGATTTCAATAATATCAAAAACATATTCTATAACGGAGAGAAAGGTAAAGATATGTTATACTATTCCGATTATCAATCTTCCGCCGTTGGTTCTCTTGCTCCTGAAACCTCTATCAAACTTTCCGATACTGCACCCGTCGTATTTAAAACGAGTGAAATTGTCGAAGTGAAAACACCCGCGGTTCAAGCTCAAACGGAAGCCGCAATCGCTGCTGTTACTCCTACTACCGATACTACAACTAATACGACCCCTACTCGTCCTGGGTTTACCGGTGGTGGAGGTCTTTTCCGTAACCGTCCAACTCCACAAAGATAATCTATGTTGAAGATTTTTAATACTATTGGTGATATATTCGCCCTTATAATGATGTTACCTGTGTTCCTGGTGGGCAGCGTTTGTTTATTTATCTATTGGGGTATAAGGTTCCCTTTTTGGTATTTGATTCGAAAATTGAGGAGATAATGAAGAAAATGTGGCTATTTGGTGATAGTTGGACTTATACCAATTTAACCGATTCTTGGGGTAAACGGATTGCGGACGATTTGGGATTTGAATATATCAATCTTGCCGAGGTAGGATTATCTAACGAAAGAATACTATTTAATTTACTGGATACACTACCAAAGATTCAAAGTGGTGATATTGTATTTTTACAAACTTCTTATAATTCTCGCTTCAACTATCATAATAATCCAAGCTTCCCTCCATCTGGAAATACTACAAACTATAATCATAATTTATTTTGGTATTCGTCTCTATGGGAAGAAACAATGAAAGGATGTGGTATATGGGAGGATTTGGATGTCATATCCGATTACCATAATAAAACAATCAATCCTCTAACATCCGCTTACTTTCAAAAATTGGGAGTGTTATTGAATTCTATGGGATGTATACCAATTCATATACCAATTGAAAAATGGGTGGGATATTATTCTAATTGGATTCCTTTGGGATGGAATGGGTGGGATAACTTTGAACAAATTATGAATGATGTTATAAAAGATGCCGATGAAATAGGTGATTCACATATAAAGGTTACTGGTCATTCGGTGATATATGAAAGATTATTACCACAATTCAAAGAAATAGTAAATAACTATCAATAGGTGTAACCTAAAAATTTTTTTAAAAAATCGACCCGGTTCCCCCCAACCCCCGCACACTTTTGGTAATTATAAAATTTTGTTGTATATTTAATTAAAATAGATTATAATTATATTTATAGAGGAATATAAATAACAAAAACAATATGAGAGCAGTCCTAATAGGTACAGACTTTATAAAAGATACCGATGGTTCTTTTAAAGCAATTGAAACTAATACAAATATATCAATAGATGTAAATGTTCTAAATCACATTGATTCTGGTTCACTTACAAATTTTGTATTAGATAATAATATACAAGAAATACATTTAATTAGTACCCAACCCAATTTAGATGTCTTTGACGATTTTAAAATTGAAGGACAATCGAGTCAATTTCACACATTTTTATCACAATCAATTTGTATACCAAATGATATACAATTCCACTTACATACAGTAGAAAATAATTCAATAACTATTCCACAAATAGATGATTCTGATAATAAACTAATTATAAGAATATCATATGACACTACCGCATTGTTAGATGATACATATGCTAAAGATAATTGGGAATTTTTAAAAATAATGTATGATAACAATCCAAATTCAATTCCAAAATGTTATATAGACGACATTGAATTAGGAATTGATAACATCGGGGAAGATTTGAGAGATAATGGTAACCATCCAAATTATTGTATTAAAAAAAGAATAACACCATCTGACAATAAGGTATATCCAAAATTATATAAAATAGAAACAATTTTAGAATTAGAAAATCTAAAATCAAATTTAGAAATAGATGAATATATACAAGAGTATATTTATAATACACAAGAATTAATTGATAATAAAACATTTCATTATAGAAGTGTAGATTTAGTGTATGGCCAATTGGATTCGTTAAACTTATATGTTTATAATAAAACAAATATGGCACCTATTGTAAATTCTTGTGATTTTGATGATAATAAGGTGGTTCAAGTTTGGGATAGACTTAGATATGTTAGTAAAGTTTCTAATGGAACAACTGATGTATCTGTTAGATTGGACGCCGATTCTACTACAAAAGTAGTTTTAAAAGACAATTCGATTATTACCGCAGATAATTTATCTATAAACGATGAGGTTAAATCAATAAATTTTGCTGACCCAATATCATTTGCAATATCTGATAATTGGTCTGGTAGTTATAATAATTTTTCACAAAATTATAATATAACATCATCGGTAGTCGTAGAAAAAACCACATTTGACTACTTCGGCCCAATAATTAATTTAGAGTTGGATAACGGGTCTACCTTTTCAGATGTACCACATGGCAGGATATTTAAAGTAATAAATGTAGCAATTGAAGATACTATTGAAACAAATATAGTAATCGTTCCGTATGATGGCCTATCAATTGGAGATACTATAATAGTGTTAAATAATGAAACCAATTTAATTGAAACTAAAAATGTTCAAAATATATTATATTCATTTGAAAAACTACAATCATATAGAATTAACGTAGAAGAATCTGATTTATTTTTCTCAATGGAAGAAACTGAAAATCAATCAATATATGGAATTCTTACACATAATTATGATTATGATTGTAAATTCGTAACAGGATATGGTTGTTATGGAGAGGTTAGCAACGGAACTCTATGTTCAGCAGGCTCCGACCCAGGTTCATCTACATGTGGTTATTATACACCAGTTTGTATGAGATGCAATGGTGTTTATGACGATTGTGGTTACATTGGAAATTTTTATTGTTATTATTATGGTGTTTATGGTTGTAATTATGCTGGTGCGACACAGGCCGATGGTGCTTATTGTAATGGACAAAAGTCAGATAAAAGATTAAAGAAAAATATTAATTTCTTATACGAACAAGAAAATGGTATAAAGATTTATGAATTTGAATTTATAGATGATGCAATAAAAAATAATCCAGATTTAGAAGGAAAATGGAGAGGTGTAATTGCACAAGATTTAATAGGAACAAAGTTTGAAGAAGCATTAAATTTAGAAGAAGATGGATATTTCTCAGTAAATTATGAAACAATTTCGGTAGAATTAATAAAATTAAATTAATATTATGAGTACAACAAATAACAAAAATACAAAGTATAGTGATAAAGACGCATTTGTATCTAAAATTAAAAAAATAAATAATACAACCGATAAGGTTAATATAAAAGTGGTAGTAGAAAATTTTCTTAATTTAGTGAAATTAAAACATACTTAAAATTTAAATAATAGGTTATGAATTTCGGATTAAAGAAAATAATAAGTGGATTGGTAAAAGACCCATCCAAAATTATTACAATTGCAGACGCATGGGTAACCTCCGTTAATCCAACCGACAAACAAAAAGAATTAGCAGAGGGTAGGTGGAATGTATGTGTACAATGCCCTGAATTTAGAGAAAAAAGACCAGTAACAGGTGAACCATTTTGTAATGATTGTGGATGCCCATTAAATAAAAAGATATTTTCTAAAATTTACAACGAATGTCCATTAAAGAATTGGAAAGATATAGACGATATTTTGTGGCCACCTACACAAAAGCAAAATAAATCCATATTATAGTGATTGATAAAAATAAAATATACATTCATCACTATTACACCAAATCGTTATTTTATAAAATCTTACACAATACAACCAATCGGACATATAGATTAAATAACTCCGTAGGTAGTATTTTTTGTAAATATAATAATAAAGATATTGAAGTAATATTTGACCCAATATTAAATGATAACGATGATGGTTATCATATTATAGACTTTATGTCTATTCTATATCAATACAATAGAGATGAAAAATTCTCAAGTATAAAATGTATTAATAAAATAACAGGAGTGTCAGCACACAGAGGTGCACAAGGTGCAGAATTTGGTGTTAATGATATTCCCATAATGAAATGGATTGCAGATGCTATATCGAGTAAATCTAACTGGTTTGTATTTTTATTAAGAACCGAAAAGTCTTATATAAAATACGATGGTATACCCTATCATAGTATTTTAGATTTAGAAACTCAAATAGAAAGATTAAAAAATCATTTTATTATAGATGATAATATTTTTATAGATAATGATATAAAATTACATTATCCAAATAGTAATTTTGCATTAACCAATACCATACATCAATGGAATGAATTACTTTCTATTAGATGGTATTATGAATTTAAAAATGTTTTTGAAAAATTAAATCAACCATATGATTTGTGTTTTTCTATCAGATATCACAAACGACATAGAAAGGACTATATGTTAAAATTGTCAGAATTTAATCATCCTAAAATTTATTTATCTAGAGTAGATAATTGTAAAAATACTGAGTTTAAAAGATATGGTGATGCTTTAAAAGCTGATGCGAGGATAAATTTTAATATAACCGAAGGTGATGACTTTGAAGATATAAGTTGGATAGAAAATATTGAACATTATTTAGATTATTTAATGAGAATATTACCAATGTCAAAGATGCATATTATGTCAGAAACTTGGGATTGGACAAATAATTTATCATCGGGATATCTTTCCGAAAAGTCGTATGGATTAATACTGGCCAATGTTCCATTTATATCTATACACCCATATCCATTGAAAATGATTGAGACAATTTTAAATGTTCCGGCCCATCCATTTTATAATGAAGCTTTGGAATATAAAAATAATCCAAATTTGTTTATAGAATTCGTTGATAAATTTATGCAAGATTATGAAAAAAATTATAAAGTGTGTAAAGATTGGGTTACACTATGTAATGAAAAACTAATGAATGAAGTAACTACAAAAAATTCTTTTTTAGATTTATTGTTATATAAAAACCTAAAAATCTCAAATCAAGTAAGAAATATAAAAAAAATAATATAATGTTAATAGAAAATCAATTTGTTTATTTACCTATACCAAAGAACGCATCAACCAGTATTATATATTCTATGTTACATTGGAGATTTAAGGTTGATTTTGGTGATACTACATTGAACAAAATTATGTATGACCAAATCGATAGTAATAGGCCATTTGCTCACTATCATAACACATATGATTATTATAAAAATATATTTCCAGATAAAAAAACAATAGGAATTTATCGACCATCGGAAGATAGATTTATATCCGCATTAAAATATATGGTTTTAATGTGTAAAGAAAATCGTGTAGAATTAAAATACAATTTTGAAAAACTGAATGAGGTTGAGATAATAGAAATTTTTTCGAAAATATTTTTTGAATTAGATACCACAAAAGAACCAAATAATGATATGGAATTAAAACAATATGATAAAGATATCTACAATATCATAAAAAGAAATATTACAAATGATTATTTAAATTTTAATAAAATGCATTTAAATAATTTTAGGTCACAATATTTTTGGGGATTAAATAAATGTGATATAATAATAAACATGTCCGAATTAAATGAATTTACAAACATCATTAAAAAAATGAAGCCGAATTTTAATTTGATTAAAATGAACAAAAGCAATGACATATCTTTAAAAATTACTAAATCGGAAGAGATTATTAATTTTGTAAATGAACACATCGATTATAAGTGGTTGAATGAAAAATAATAAATTATATCATTTTGGTGATTCATTTGCAGTAGTTAAAAAATCAAAAAATTTCGGTGAGTATATTGCCGAACATTTTAATATGCATTATATAAACCTAGGTGAAACGGGAATATCCAATGAACAAATATTTCATAAAATTTTAGATTGTTATGATAATATAAATCCCGACGATATTGTTTTAATAAATTTTAGTTTTTTGGCTAGAGGGTTGATGGTAAATGAGATGGGTGATTTAAAGTCTACAAATACCCTATTAGATGATAATCAAAATATAATAACAGTAGAAGGTTTAAATTTATTAAGAACCAATAGTGCAGCTATACTTGATTATTTTATAAAATATAATTACGATTACAATATAAAACTATTTACATCCATATCCAAAGTATTAAATAATTTGAAAAAAAAAGGTGTAAAAGTTTATCATGTTTTTATTAAAAAAGATAATCTATATTATGGTAATAAAGTTTTCAATAAAACACAATATAATTTTCATTTACCAAACGAATTGGATTTTAAACCAAATTATTATCAATGGTTAAAATATAAAGAATGGAAAAACGAAGAAGATATACATTATACTTATAATATTCAAAAGGAACTATCTATTGAATATATAAAACGAATTAATAATGAATAACATTTGGTGTTTCGGTGATTCTTTTACCTATGGACATGGTTGCACACCAGAATATGAATATTATCAAAAATATAAAAAAGATAAAGATGATTTATGGTGTAATCATTTAGGTAATTTATTAAATATGAACGTAATAAATAATGGTGTAAATGGTTGTAGTAATGATATTATAATTGATTTAATAATTGATAACTTTAACAAAATTAAATCGGATGATATAGTAATTATAGGAAAAACTTTCAGTTACAGATATGATATACCATCTTTAAATAATGAAAATAAATGGATTTCGGCACATGATGTAATATATCATAAAGAGAAATATAATGAAGAACAATATCAAACTATATTGAATTTTTCATATCATTTTGCAAAAAATAAAAAATATAAAAATAGACAAAACAATAGAATTAATTTTTTAATAAGTGTATTAAACGAAAAAAACATAAAAACTTTATTGTGGTCAGTTGAAGAGGACATTTTATTTTACGATAGAATACGAGACGCAACAAATGGTAAAATAGACGACGCACATTTGTCATTTAAAGGACATCTTCAATTTTACCAATGGATATACCAAAAATTAATTAAAATTTTATGATAGTAAAAAAATTTTCTTACACGGATAAGTTTGATGTAATTGCACCTTTAAAATGTGGAACACGTTGGTTAGAAAAAAATACAAATCCAAACAATATTGAAGAAATCAAATACGAAGAATTGTTTAATAAAACATTAAAAGAAAAAACATTTTTTATTTATAGAGATGTTTTGCAACATTTTAAATCCGGTTTATATACAGAATATCTTTGGTTCAACCATACTGCAATCCCAAATTCGGATGTTGGTAATTTAAAATTAAAAAAAAATACGAAAGACTTTGACAAATATAAAAACATAAACAAATTATTTAAAAAATTAACAATTTATGGCGGCCATTTTATTCCAAAACTTTGGGAAAAAATGTATTATAACAAATCAAATTTTATTTTTACAAAATTAGATAATTTAAAAAATATTTTTGATGATGAAAATATGAGTTATGACCCAACCGATTTTGATTTTTCCAAAGAATACAATGATGTACTAACAAAAGAAGAGGTCTTTAATATGTTATCCGAAACGGATTTGGATGAATTAAATAAAATAATTGAAAAGGAAAACTATTATCTAAATGAAATATTATCAATTAAATAAAGAAGATTACATCGAAGAAGCTGATTTACACATTGTACACATTTATAATAAAACGTGGTCGGAAACATATAAAGATTCATTACAACTTTTAATAAATTATTTTCATAAAGAATATAAGTGGAATGAAATGTTTACAATTGATGATGCTATAAATAGAATACAAACTGGCGATAATTTGTTTTTATTGTACATCAACAATAGAGTAATCGGATATGTGTGGTTTAAAGAATTAGATAAAGATACTTGCTTTGGATACAATTTGTATGTTACTAAAAAAATAGATAGACCAAAATCTGCACCAAAATGGTTTTATAATAAAGTAAGTGGTATTATGTTAAAAAATTATAAAACTATTGAAGTAGAAATTGAAGATTGGAATGATATAGTATTTGATTTAGTCGAAAGTATTGGATATAAAAAAATAAAAAAACATTAATATAATATGGAAAAGATATACTTTGATGATGAGACTTACATATGGAAAACCAATTTTGATATTTCACATATGAAAGATGATGTGTTAGAAGAATGCCTCAGTATTATAAAACATATGGAAGATTCAAGACCATATGATGCTTTTATATTTTATAGAGAATGGAACGAACATTTAAATTTTATTGGTGATATTGAATCAACTAAAAAAATATATGAAATAGTTAAAGAAGGCATAAAAGCATGTACTACATTATTTAATGAAAATATAAAATTACCATATAATAAAATAAACACAATGGGTTGGATAAATATAGTAAGAGCAAAGAATCCAAAGCAGGTTAACTTTTTAACAGAAACAGAAACAGAAATAATAATGCACAATCACGCCGAACTCAATAGTAATAGTAATCTTTTCAAGTGTGATTACACATATGTTCACTATGTTCAAATGCCGGATAATTTAGAAGGTAACGATGGTGTGTTATACATAGAGGGTAAAGATGGAATTATTTATAATATTCTCCCAAAAGAAAATGATATAATTATAATGGAAGGAAGAGTTCCTCACGTACCCGCATCAGCTAAAAAATCTACTAAAGATAGAATAGTTATTGCTGGTAATGTTGGATTTGAAATGATTAAAAAAAGAAATAGCTTAATATAAATTTGGTAATATCGATTATTTGTCGTATATTAGGGTATTATAAACAATTAAACTCTAAATTATGAAACAAAAGACAGAACAAGAATTAAAAGCAAATTACGATAGATTTATCGCAATTATCAAAAAATATTTTAAAGGTGAAAGATTGGATAAATTACTCCATATGTATTCGGAAACAGAATTAGGTGGAAATCTAATAGTATCTCCTGCATCTGGTAACTTAAATTATCACAATGCGTATACCGGTGGTTATATTGACCATATTTTTAACGTATGTAAGAATGCTTTAAAAATGAAAAAAACTTTTGAAGAATCTGGTGGGATTTGTGATTTTAGTGAAGAAGAATTAATATTTGTAGCACTTCATCATGATTTAGGTAAATTAGGCACAAAAGATGAGCTGCATTATGCACCTAATGATAGTGAATGGCATATTAAAAATAAAGGAGAAGTTTATACAAGAAATAATAAAAATTCATTTATGGCTATCACCGATAGAACTTTATATACTTTATCTTTATATGGTATTGTAATAAGTGAAAATGAATATTTCGGTATTAAACTTACTGATGGTCTTTATGATGAAGATAACGAAAAATATTTCAAAGTATATGATACATCTAAATATTTAAAATCAAACATTCAGTACATCATGCATTGGGCAGACCATATGAGCACAATCATAGAAAGACAAAATTACATAAAATCTAAATAATTTAAGACATTTTGTCAAAAAAATACATATGGTATAGTATTTGAACTATATAAGGTATTATTAACAAAAAAAATTTATATTATGATTATTAATGAGTTTGACAGATTGATTAACGATTGGTTTGAAAATGATTACAACCAAAATTGGAGTGCAGCAAAAACAACAACCTATGTACCTAACAAATTTGCAGTGGATATCAAAGATGATACTGCAACAATGGCATTATCGGTATTGGGACATGACCCAAAAAATATTGAAATCAATTGTTATGAAGATAAAATTGAAATCAAAGCAAAAAAATCTCAAGAGGATAAAGAAAATCCATTTAATCAATTAATTTCCGATATTGAAGAAAGAATCACTATTGGTAAAAATTATGATGGTAGACAGGCAAAAGCCGAAATTAAGAATGGTATTTTATCAATTACTCTTGAAAAGAAAGAAGAGTCCAAACCAAAAAAATTAACCTTAAAAGTTGGTTAATTCAGTTATTTTTCGTATATTACAAAGGTAGGAGTTCAGTCACTTCTACCTTTTTTTATACAAATAAATACTTATTACTATGATATACAACGAAAAAATACAAGGATTGTTAGAAGCTTTAGACGGAAAGTTAAGGATTTTACAAAACGGAATTACAGGCGCACAGCAAATGTCACCATCGGAAGGACATACAACATTGGAAGACGCTAGAAAAATAGTAGAACGTATTTCCGAATTAACTAGAATCAATCGTTAAATGAATTGGCTTAAATATTTAGTCGGATTTTCTGCACTAATTATAGCCGGATGTGCAGCATTTTTCTCCGTAACTGGATTGGGTGTATTATTTAGTGGTGCCTCAACCGCAGTAATGGTAATGGCCGGTTCATTGGAGTTTGCTAAATTAGTTGCTGCTACATACCTCAAACAAAAATGGGATGATATTCAAGGTTTTAATAAGTGGTATTTAGTGTCCGCAGTAGCATTATTAATGTTAATCACCTCCGCTGGTATTTTTGGTTATCTATCTAATGCTTTTCAGGCACAATCACTTAAATTACAACAGGTAGATAGAGAAATATTAGTACATTCTACTAAAATTGACCAAAATACAATACAAATTACCCAACTTTCTACTCAAATTAGTGAGTTTAATAAAAATCAAGGTAAAATTTTAGATGGTGGTAAGGTAAATTCTCGTCTTATTCGTTCAATAGACAATAGAGATAAAGAAATTGCTAAAATTAACAAAAAAATTGGTGATTTGCAAGACCAAAACGCAAAAGAAAACGAAAAAATCAACGAAATTAAAACTACTAATATAGATTTGGAGAAAGAAGTGGGTGGGTTTCGTTTTGTCGCTGATGCATTTGGTATGGAATTGAAAAATGTTGTAAAATTCTTCATATTTTTGATTGTAATTGTATTTGACCCTCTTGCAGTAGCTCTAATTATCGCATTTAACGGATTAATTGAAACCAAAAAACAAAAACAAAAAAGACTTATAGGTGAAATTATAGAAAATGACGAAAAATTGGGATTATATGATAATTTAGATGATTTGATGGAAGAAAACTATAAAAATTATGAGGTGTATGGGGATGATACGGAAGAAATAATGGACGGTGGTGAAATGGAGGTTCCTCAAAATGTAAGAATACCAATAGATTTGGATGGAGATGGTACAATCGATGGTTGGGATACTAATAATGATGGTATGATTGATGAGTGGTCACCAGAAGGCCACGCAGAAAGGTCTACCGGTAATAGAAATCTAATACCATACTATGCAAAACCAGATTTTAACTGGACGGATAGAAACACATGGATAAATGACCAAAATGCAGTAAATTTTTGGTTAAAATATAAAAATAAAATATAATTTTTGGTATTTTAGATTTATTTTCGTATATTACATTCTATGAATATAGGATATGCATGTATTAATATGACGATGGGTAAGAAAGTTACCACTAATCGTACAATGGTGAAGAAAACATTCAATGCCAAAGGCTTGGATTATGTTTCGGAGTTGGCATTACTAAATGCAAAAGATATTATTAAGATTTTAGAATGGAATAGAATAAACGGAATTAAATTCTTTCGTTTATCATCTACTATCATCCCGTGGGGTGATAATTTTGATATTACTCAATTAAAGGATTACAAAGAGATTAAAAGTGAGTTAAAAAAGGCAGGTGATTTCGCAAAGTTTCACAATATCCGTATTACATCACATCCGGGTCCATATAATGTATTAGTTTCACCAAATGAATCGGTTATAGTTAAAACTATTGCTGATTTAGAGTTACATGGTAAAATATTCGATATGATGGGATTATCTAAAACTCCCTACAATAAAATTAATATTCATTGCAATGGTGTTTACGGAGATAAAAAAGCTGCAATGGATAGATTCATCAAAAACTTCCAAAGACTCTCTAAATCGGTGCAAAAACGACTTACAATAGAAAATGATGATAAGGCGTCTATGTATTCAGTTAAAGACCTTATGTATATTTATTCTGCTATAAAAACTCCAATTGTTTTTGATTATCATCACCATCAATTTTGCACAGGTGATTTATCCGAACAATCGGCATTAGAATTAGCAATATCAACATGGCCGAAAGGAATTACACCAGTTGTGCACTATTCCGAATCAAAAGCATTGCACGAAAATAACCCAAAAGAAAAACCACAAGCTCACTCACTTTATATAAATGCACTTCCGAATACATATGGTGAAGATGTTGATATTATGGTTGAAGCAAAGGGTAAAGAATTAGCAATATTAAAATTTATATAATGAAAAGATACGCAATGTACATCGGAAGATGGCAAAATTGGCATAAAGGCCACGAATGGTTAATTAATCAACAATTGGAAAAAGGTAAAAATGTTTGGGTAGCAATTAGAGATGTTCAGATAGATGAAAACAATCCTAAAACTGCTCAAGAAGTTATGTTTGAACTTCGTAATGAACCATTTTTCCAAAATAATTGGAATAAAATATTATTATCAATCATCCCAGATATTGAATCGGTGAACTATGGTAGAGGTGTGGGATATGATGTAATCTATCACGAACCACCAACGGATGTAGCCGCAATTAGTGGTACTGCAATCCGTAGTGGAAAAATGAAGAATGATGGTAGTAGAGCGTAAGAGACACATAGCAAAAACCATCTCATATCGAATTGTAAGTACCTTAATCGGGTTCTTATTAATGTGGTTAGTAAGTGGTTCAATTAAAGTTGGAGCTGCATTTGGGATAGCAGAATTAATATATAAACCCATTCAATATTATATTCATGAAAGAATATGGTATAAATTTATAAAATACGGATTAAAAAAATAAAAAATGAAATTAATAGTAGACAAACGTTCAAATGGACTAATAACGAAAGAGTTTAGAGAATATCTAAAAACTCCTGTATTAAAGTCAGAAATAACACAAGATGAAGCTGATAATTTGAGAATGCAATTAACAGACGCCCTGATAGAGTATCCGGGATTAGGTATTTCTGCAACACAAATTGGTATTAAGAAACGAGCGTGTTATATTCAATTTGGTGATGAAGAATTATTCTTATTAAACCCAGTTATTAAAGAAAAATCTAAAGAAGGATTTCTTTTTTATGAGGGATGTTTATCAATTCCATCTACACTTACAAAACCAATTAGAACAATTAGAGCTTGTAAAATTGTGATTGATACCGATAATTTGGGAGAATTAACTTTTGAAATAAATCCAGAAGGTGATAAAGCAAATGAATCAGTTTCGAAAGAAACAATGATGACGGTTATTGTTCAGCATGAAATTGACCATTTAGATGGATTTACAATTAAAGATAGAGTATACAACACACAGGTTGTAAAAAGACAAAGCTATGGTAGAAATGATAAAATTGTAATGAAATCAAAAGAAGGAGAATTGATTGAAGTTAAATTTAAAAATTCAAATAAATATTTTTTAGAAGGATACGAAATAGTTTAATATGAAAATAATAATAATAATTTTAATTGTATGTTTGATATCGACCTTATATACAATATTCAATCTTCTTTCTAAATTAGAAAAATACGAAGAAGTTATAGAAGAAACCGATGATTTTATACAATCGGAATTACAAAAAAACGAAGCATTACTGGAGGCATTACGACAAATTGATAGTCGTGAAATGTTTGAAAAGGATGATGACGTAGGTTCTATATTTTATCAAATAAAAGAAACTATTGAAAAATTCAAACAAAGATAACTATGCCCAGAAAAAGAAGTCCTAATAGACAATATTTTACAAAAGATACGGAAGATGCTATTATTGAATATAATATAACAACTGACCAATATATTAAAGATAAGTTATATAGAGAGAGAATAGCATCTGCATTTTCTAAATTAGCAGAAATTGTCTATAATAAATGGAAGTTTACATATTTTGATGATGACCCACAAGATGTAATGGCGGAAGTGGTTGCATTTATGGTTGAAAAAATACATATGTACAAAAATGGTAAAGGTAAAGCATTTAGTTACTTTACTATTGTTGCAAGAAACTATCTTATTTTAAATAATAATGCAAACTATAAAAGATATAAAGATACGGATATAATGTCCGGATTACCGGAATCATTTGATACTGAAAATAATTTTAGAGAGGAACAAAGAAATGATGAACACCGAACATTCAATGCTAGAATGTTACAATATTGGGATAAACATTTAGAAAACTTTTTCCCAAAGAAAAGAGATTTACAAATAGCAGATTCCGTATTAGAATTATTTAGAAGAGCAGAATATATAGAAAATTTTAATAAAAAATCACTATATTTACTTATTAGAGAAATGACCGGACACCCTACTCATTATATAACAAAAGTTGTCAACAAAATGAAAGAAAAACAAATGGCACTTTATAATGAATTTGATAGAGAAGGTGATATAAAAATTTAGAAATAAAAACTATGAAAAAATTATTAATATTATCAATGATATTATTGTCGCTTGTTTCTACCGCACAAGAATATAAATTGAAAAAAATTAAAACTATTTCTTATGTTAAAGAGTATATTGATGATGCACCAGAATATGAACATTGGACTAGTATTAGTTTAGGAGTTTCTCCATATGGTAATGCTTACTACGAAAGAAGAAGAGAACCAAAAGAAGATGGATTTGGACTTGATATATATAGAGACAAAGTAATTTACCCAGATGATTTTCAGAATAAGTATTATAGTGAAACCGATAGATTTATATTAAGTTCAAATAAAAGATTTGGTATGGCTATGTATTATATAACACCTTTAAAATATGGGTTTGATTTTTCTTTTGGTGTTGGATTTTTACGTTACTATTTAGAAAAATCGTTACTTGATTTAACCCATAATATCAATGTAAAG